TTTTGTTAAATTATTATGAGAAGACATAATCATAAGAGTAGCATCAAACTTATATTGATTTTCAGTACCACCTGTCCCAATAATATTATGCATCCAATTAAATATCTCTATATAATTTTCCATGTTCTCAGTAACGTTAAACCTAATAGCTAAATCTTCAAAAGTTAAACGATCACCAGTCATAGAAAGATTGAGACCTCTATATGGAACTGTAGCTTCAGCTAATGATAGACCCGGCATAGTAACCTGAGTACAGAAATATTCTGTATTAGCAAAGTTACTTGCGTCTAGTTTAAATGTAAATCCTACTGGACTTAAAAAGTTTTTATTCGTTGTCAGTGCCATCTTTTTCCTCCACTTCTGGTTCTATCTCTAATAATCCCCACCAATTCCATCGGCCGTCTTCTTTAGTATTTTCCATATATCTATTTATAATGATTAAAACGCTAGGCAAAAAAAAGGAGCTCCGAAGAGCCCCTTTTAGTCGAATTAGAATTAACTAAATCAGGATTTACTCCATGATTCCGTCGATTCTGAAGATTCTGAAGTATGGGTTAGCACGATCAGTACCGACACCATCAGCAGCTACGAATGGATTTGCAACCATACCGTATCTTGTTTTGAATCCAATTCTAGGTTGGAAGTCTTCTTCACCAATCGCCTTGACCATAGTCAAAGGAACGTATGGGCAGTAGAACATACCAGCGTCATAAGGATTAGAACCTCTGTAACCAACACACGCAAAGTCTGTAGTTGCATAAGGATCAATATAGACCTTCATTCTACCATTAAGAACACCAGCAAAAGTATTACCAGTATCATCAACGTTTAAAGTAGTTGACAATGCAGGTGAATAGTCCAACATGCCTGAAGCAGCCAAAGCTGAAGCAACATCAGAAGAAACGATAACATAGTTACCTTTTCCACGTCTTGTTTCTTTAGCAATAACGTTAGCTTCTCTTTCGAGTTGCATGATAAGACCTTTGAACTTCTCAGCCATCCATCTACCGTCTGAATCAGTTTCAACATCAAACACACCTTTAAGCGCTACGTTTGATTGAAGAGCACCAATTTTAGCTTTAGAAAGAACTGTTCTGATAACTTCTCTGTTGATCTCAGCAAGGATCTCAGCAGATAGGATATTAGCTAGTTCGCCTTCAGCGTCTAGACCATGCACAGCTTTAAGATCTTGTGCAAGTTCCATGGTGTATTCAGCTTTAAGAGCTCTTGACTTAGCAGTTACAGTAGATTTCTCGATTGAGAAAGCCATTTCACCGAAAGCTGCACCTTGACCACCAGACATACCACGTTGTTCCGCAGTCGCTGTTGGTAAACCAGAACCGAATGTTGATAAAGTATCAGAATCAGTAGCTAGAGAGCCATCAGCAGGTGATGAACCATCTGTAGCACCAGCAAGACCAGTAGGATCTGCTTGATGAGTACCTGTTCCTGAGAAATCAGTATCAGCTTCGCCGAACAGAGCTTCTGTTCCGCCTTGAGTTGAGTATTTTGACTTCATTGCGAAGATAAGACCAGTAGGTCCACTCATTGGCTGAACGCCAGCGATATCATAAGCAATTAGGTTTGGCATTGCACGTCTTACAAGTGAGATAAGTACTGGATCAAAGTTAGCAATGTTAGAACCAGTCGCGTTAGCGTGAGCTTCTGTTACATTACCAAATGATTGTTGTACTCTTTCTTCTTGTAAAGCAACTTCTTGGTTTTCAAGAAGTCTTGCAGTTACTGCCTTTTTGTATCTATCGTCGATACTAGGAACATCTCCATGTTCCAGGACGGGAGACCATTTCTCCATTAATTTTTCGTCTGCACTAAACATTTTTTATTTTCCCCTTTAGGTTATTTAATGTGTTTACTAATAGCTTGTGTGTATGCATTCATTGAAGAAGATTTTGACTCAGTAAGAGTGTTATCTTGTTCTCCAGCTAAAGCATCAGCTTCATCTACTGATTCCTTAACTTCTTTATCGAAGTATGATTCTTTGATGGTTTTAACTTTCATTTCGAAAGTTTGTACATCGTCAAAATCAATATCTTCAACTAAAGATGCTAATCTTTCAGCTTCAGTTACTGCCAAGCCCGAAGATTGTCTTCTTACTACATCAGCTCTTTCGAATGATTGAGATTTCTCATGTAGTTGAATATTATCTTCTGTGGTTTTATTGAGTTGTTCTTCAAGTTCAGCAACTTGATCGGCGAGATCGTCGATTAGGTTTGCTTTTCCTTCTGGAACTTCAATGTAATGTTCCTTGAATACTGTTTGTAAAGAATCCATAAATTGCTCAGCGATTTCAGTCCTTAGACCGGCCTCGATTGCAACTTCGTTTTCATTGATCCAATTTTCCACTACATAGTTAAGGTAAGAATCTACCTTTTCTACTAATGATTCATTTAGATCGTTTACTTCAGATTCAAGATTTTGCGCATATTCTGATTCTAATCTATCGATTTCAGCACTTACTTTTGATTTGTAAGCAGCTTCAAAGATAGCACCAGCTTTATCACGGAATCCATTAGATAGTGTAGCTTCTTCTGCAACGATAAGATCTAGATCTTCGTCCCAGTCTGCATCTTCAACTTTGGCTTTGCCAGGTCCAGCTTTTTCGCCTTTCTTAACCATTCCACCTTCGTCTTCAGATTCAGATACTTGCTTTACCATCTTTGCAAACAACTGTTGCGCTTCGTCTTTTCTCGCTTTCTTCAGCATATCGAGAGCAGCGTTAATTACACCAGCTTTAGTTTTTGGAATAGAAACTTCTTCGACTTCTTCTTCATCTTCTTCGTCTGACTCGTCTTCATCAGCAGATTCCTCTACCTCTTCTTCGTCATCTTCATCAGAATCCTTTTCGTCTTCTTCTTCTTCCTTTACCTTAGCTTCAGTAACTTCAACTTCCTCTTCAACAACTTCATCAGTAGTCTCAAGAATTTCTTCTTCAGTTTCTACAGACTTGTCTTCAACGCCTTCAGCGACAATTTTTTTATATTCATCTGTCATTGACATTTATATTGTCCTCTTAAGTTTTGAGTTTTATTAAAGTTTAGAGAGGAAATTTTTAAACGCTTTCATCTCTGCTTCAGCTAAATGCTTAGCGGGAGTACGTTTTATTTCAGTCTCAATTTTCTCAATTTCTTGCGGCTGCAGGATACCATTATTCCATATCCAATCAACACCTTCCATAACACCGTTAACAAAAGCTGACGGAGCAGAAGGGTCCTGGACTATGTCTACGGAGGCTAACATAAAGTCATCCTTCACATACATGGTTCCGTTTTTGTTCGCAAGAGTTCCCATACCACGACTTGATACACCAAGCTTAACACCACCTTCAAGCAAACCGGTTACGATTTGACCCATAGGAGTCTTAAGTATTGATGCTTTTCCATAAACATCATTTCCCTCAAATTTGAGTTCAGTGATTTTATGAGAAACTTTGTCAAGGTTTACTGTTGGTCCTTCCGGATGATTTAACTCTCCAACAGCTCTACCTTGTGAAACCTGTTCATCGACATACTTACCGACTGCAGATTCCAAAATTCTTTTTTCATATACCCGGCCGTTTCTATTTTTTTTCTCGGCCTGCATGAATACGCCTTCAATGACGTAGTTCTTTTCGCCATTCTTATTAGCTTCACTTACGACATTTAAATTATTACTTACGTATTCTGATATTAGTTTCATTTAACTTCCTTTTTAGAAAGACCAGTAAGAACATTTAATATTACTTTAGGGTTTAAACCAGCATTCATTAACGCTTGATTAACATCACCCCATTGATACTTTAGCTTATCACCAGATTTTGAATATTTTCCTGGTCCTTCGCTTATAAGTTCTTCTCTAATACTTTCTTCTAGTCTCATTACTATTCTTGATCCAATGTTTTATCACTATCAACTGGGGTTTTACCCAAGCTTCCAGCAATTTTAATTTTTTGAGCATCTAAAGCTTTAGACATTTTATTTGCCATTACAGATGCGAAAACCTTGTTGGCAGAGACATTGTCCCCTTTCCCAAGGCTAGAAATTAATTCATTTATACTCATTTTGTTTCCTCTTCAATATATATTTATAATAAATAAGTTTTCAAGATGTTAATCTAAGTCAAGATCTTCGTCTTCACCATCATCTTCATCTTCCATTTGCTTATCAAGTTCTAGAATATCATCATCAGTTTGACGTAAGACATTCTTTCTAACCCATTCATTTGATATGTATTTACCTACATACTCATCAACTGAAGCAATAAGCTCGAACCTTTCACGAACAATTTCCGCTTCTTTCAGTTCACTAAAGTAATTGTCTTCAATAAAATCAAAAACAATTCTTTCTTTCCAATCATCCCAATCACTAACAGTAATTATACCTTTCAGCAATAATTGTGTTTTAAGCGTTTGTAAGAATACATCGGAAAATCTTTTTCTTAATCTATCGATAAACTTTTTAAATTTAACTTCATCTCTAGATATTTCAGTAGATCTACCTAATGCAAAGGTAGATTCCTGTTCTAATCTGTTAATAGGTACATTAAGAGACCTATATAATTTCTTTTGGAAATATATAATATCATCGATCTGCCCTAGGTTTTCACCACCAGGAAGTGTAGATATTTCAGTTCCTCTTCCACCTTCTCTACGAGGTAAGAAGAAATCTTCCAACATCGACATATGTTTCTTGTCGTCTTTAATATCACCAGTTGAAGCATCATATACTAATTTGTTTCTATACTGATTCATAATATTACGTAAGTATTCTTCAGCTTTACCTTTTGGAAGGTTACCTACATCAATATAAAAGATTCTACGCTCTGGTGCTCTACTAATTCTGTAGATAACCAAAGAATCTTCCATCATTCTTAATTGGTTAACAGGCTTAATTGCTTTATGTAAGAACGATAAAATCTTCTTACGACCTGGATCTAACATACCTGAAGTGGTATATATTATAGCATCAGGATGTATTTTAACTCCCGTATCTGCTGAATTCATTTTCTTATCTTGAAATAAGAAGTATTCTTCTTGCTTTACAATAAGTTTTGCGCCAGTCTTAGGATCTGCTTTTTCTTCAATTTCTTTAATCTTTCTTAATTGAAGTGGATCAATATATCTAAGTTCTCTAATACCGCCTTTTGGATTTTTTTCATCAATAATAACATGATATGGTAACCTACCATCAATATACCATTTTCTGAATATATCATGAGAATATGAATTAAACTGCATTAAACTTAATACATTCATAAACTCTTCTCTAACAATAGTTTTAACTTTGTCAGAAACTTGTAATTTATCTAATATAATATTTACAGGCGATTCATTATGATCACCTACTATCGCTTCATTAACGATATCTTCTATTGCTGCATCACATTCTGGTTGAGAAGCTATGTCTCTATATTTGAGTAGTTGCTCAACTTCGTTTTGTGCTTTATCTGCATCTAGATCTAAGTATGCACCAAAGTGGCCACCAGAGTTAATAACTCCAGCACCATCTGCATCTGTACTTGGGACAATAGAAACAGGCTCGAGCTGAGCTTTGCCTTTTCTATTAATCTCGAATCCGAAAAAATCTGCCATTCTATCTCCATAATATCGGAGGGGAATTAATCCCCTCGTCTATTATTATTTATACTACTTTAAGAAGTGGTATTTGATTCCCAATATTGAACTTGTAGCTCAACAGTGAACTCTTCAATTGTATTCTCACTATCATAGTTTAAATCAATAGTTGAAATACTTGAAGGCCAACAACCTCTGAAATCATACTTTTTAGTAACGTTACCAGCTTTATCAAGCTGTTCAACTACTACGTCAGCAATATATTCATTCATATTAGCTAGACCAGTATTTGTTGCAAAGTTATTAATACCATTAGCCCACTGCTCAAACGTATTTCTAACTGTAAAGTTAGCATCATTAATGATAGTCAATGATAACGGTTCGAAAGTTCTATCGCCAGCCATCTGAAGCTGTCTGCCTCTAAATGGAATAGCAATAGGTGCTATGGTTGATGATGGGATTTGAACACCTTTACATAAGAAAGATGTTAATTCCATATCAGGGCTTACGTAACTAGGGAAATTAACTGTCGCTTTAAATAAATTAGCTCGAGCTCCACCACCTGTAAGTTTAGATTTAAAATCGTCTACTCCTAAAATTGCCATGGTTATCTCCTATTACGCTGAAGTACCAGCGATCTCGTTAAACTCGACCCCTGATCTTGTAGCTACAAAGTTTAAAGTAATAAAGTTAATCGATTTTGCTGGCTTGATAAAGATATCAGCTACAAATTGATTAGAATCAACTACTTGACCTGTGTTGTTAGTACTATCGCAGACTACTAAGAAATCACTTAGTCCTCTACGTCCTTTTACATCTCTCAAAAATGGTTCAACCAAGTTTTTGAACTGTGCACGAGTAAACTCGTCATTGAATTCAAATAACTGTGCTTTAGCCGCAGTTGAGATTGCCTTTTCCAATGTATTAAATAATCTTCGAACATTGATTCTATCGAATGCTGAAGGCTTACTTAACAATGTTCTATCTCCAAACAAGATTGTTCCTTGTCCAGGGAATGATACAATTGGATTTGCCCTTGCTTTATACAAAGTATCTCTATCAGCTTGCTTAGGATTAAATGCTAGTTTAGTAACACCCAATAGCTGTCCACGATTTACACCAGCTGGTGAGAACCATGAATCTGCAATTTGGTCTGTATTAGCACATAAGCCTGCAATATGTCCTGCAGCTCCGATATAACGATAAGTGTCATTATACTTGTCATAGACATATAATGCAGTCGAATCGCATGAAGCGTAAGAACTTGAAGTTAGAGAATCCACAAATGCTTTTACATCTGCAGCTGGGGTTGCCGATCCTTGAGTATCTGCAATTGGTGGTGATACAAAAGCCATACAATCTTTTCTTGCCGAAGCAATTGAAATTAGATCATTAGCTAAAGTATTAGAACCATTTGCATCAGGTACTGAGAACAATAAATTTACATCTACTGTTTCTGCATCTTCTAATAAGTCATATGCTAGAGCCAATTCGGCTGTAGTAGGTGTATTATCATCAGTTGCACCTGATAGACTCAATGAATCTACTGTATCAAATCCACCAGCAAGTGAAGTAGATCCTCTTAGTGAACTACCAGCACTCCATGTTGGAGATGTGACTTTATGATCCATCCATCTAACATAATTAGATTGCGAATTAATAACATCAACATAATAGTTAGATGTTCCATCATTCGCTTTAGCGTCTGAACCAATAGACATGAATGCAAAAGTTTCTAGAACAGTATTAGCTGTCCCTGTGAAAAGTCCGTCTTCGTCAATAACGATTACGTGTACTTCATCATTGTAACTTGCGCTTCTGCCTAAGTTAATTGCGTAGTCTGATGTTCCAGGTTTTCCATCGAATTGGCCTTGAAAAGCCCATCCGTCGTAATTACTGGTAGTAACGTCAGCCGTTACCATCTCTACTTTTAAACTGTTTCCTAAGTCTCCTGGGAACTTTGCAGCCCATTGACCTACAGAACCAGCGCCTGTGTTATAACCACTATTAGTATAATGCTCGTCGTTTTTTATCAAAAGACCAGAACCATCAGCTGTAGCATTGTCATGTCCACTCGCAGCTCTAACGACTTGCAATGCATTACCATACTTTAAAAAGGCCGAAGCCGTTAAAAAGTATAATGCAGTGCTGTCATCAGGCGTACCGAATGTTGACAGTAATTCCTTTTCAGAACTTACAGATACAACTTGCTCTACTGGACCCCAGTTAAAAGATCCCGCAAAGCCACCAATAGAAGTTGAAACGGCAGGTACTA